CGACACGGTCAATGTATACTTGAGGCTGGGCAACCATGCTTTCATTCTTAGTGATATCAAGGCGATAATCCCATCCATGATTTAGCCACGTACGCAACAACTTAACGGCTTCCGGCGATGCGGTGTAGTCGATAACGTACTTCGTCAAGTCTGGTTTTACGACCATGGCAGCCAATCTTTGCCCTCAATAGGGTATTGCAACGGCGCAACCTTTGCGAGTTTTACATCGCACATATCTGCTATCCGACCTGTGTTCAAAAGTGCTTCGGAAGCAGCATTTTCGCTGAGTCCTGTTCCCAAGAGGTCTTGATACACACGTTCATCTGATTCTGGTATGTCAAGATGGACACCGTATTCCCAGGCCGCTTCTGTGGCGGAAACGCTAGAACCACGATGAGCCGCATGAAGAACTTTTTGCATCTCGTTGTCACGAGCATAGACATAATGACAATCGCTCGTAGCAGCAAGCGATACTCCGCAGTCTCTGGATAGCTTCTCAAACGCCTGGTTGAGTACACAAGTGCGACGTAGCGCCGGAAACCGTTGTGTTTCAATATAGTATCTGTCGCCAAACACCTCTTTGTACCATTCAACCACCCCAACGGCACGCCGGTAATCTTTGCTGTCGTATTCGAGTCTTGGTTCACCGTAAGACTTTCCACCAAGCAACGTGCATGATAAGACGCTATCGGAGCAACCTGATAGAACGATGAGTCCATCGCTAAACTCCTCAAGCACATCCACATGTATCGTTGGAAACCGTGTCTTACTTGTATTCCCAAGGGTTTTCCACGATTCCACGACCATCTTGTTTAAGTTGCTGTAACCCGCCTGCGTCATGGCTAGGATGGTCTGATGGCATTTGCGCTTCTCGTTGGGCGGGGCAACGTAGCCTTCCAAGCCGAATAGCGGCTTAATCCCGTGCTTCGTACACGCCTTCTCAAGCTGAACGTGGGAACTCACGTTGCCGTGATCCGTTAGCGCCATAGCCTTCATTCCAAGTGTTGCACAACGCTCTACATGTTCTTCAGGCAACCCGTAGGCGTCGCCATACGAGAAGGTTGAATGGTGGTGTAATGAGACATAGTCGATTTCAACCACGACCTAACCACGGCTTGGTTTCTTTACACTTATTCGATAGATTAGCACGACGTTCATCGCTATAGGCATTAGACCTGTCTGCTGCCCATGGCTTAGTTTTCAGAGCAGCTTCTCTACGCTGTGCTTTACGTTCAGCAGATTCAACAACTTTGGGCTTATTAGCGAATGTATCACGTACTTTCTGCTTCCTGGCTTCAGTCCATATGTTAGTTTCTGGGTGTGCTAACTTATGGCATGAGGCGCACAACCATATCACATCCAACGCATGTTCATCGCTATATCCGTTATGGTGATGTGCTTCAATTGGTCTACGCTTCTTGCGAATTGGTGTCTTCCCGCATTGCTCGCACATGTCTGAAGGCACAAGCTCACCACGAATGATCGCTCTTCTCACCATATTTCGTGCTACTCGTCGCTCCACTACTCAATGCTGCCTTCTTGCGGTATCTTGTCCACCGTTCCGGCCGCCACTGCGGCTGTATAGCCTTGCTGTGCTAGTACGGCCCTTGGTGATTTAGCAAACTTGCTGAACGCCTGTAACGTGCCGCCGTGTACCTTCAGATCGTACAGCATCGCGTGTACCGCGTAGTGGCAACTATCGCACAACTGCGATAAATTATCGGAAGTGGATGTGCCGCCACAAGTTTGCGGTAGTATGTGGTGCCAGATAAACCGTAACGGTACAGGCCGGTGTAAATTGTACAGCTGGCAATGCGTTGCCTTACCAAAACCCGATAAGAACTCCGCGCCACCAGTATGGTCGTGGGTGGTCATAGCTGTACCTTACCCCTTTCGGCCCGTGTGCGGGTCTAATAAGGCTAGTAAAAGGTGGCCAATTAAGTCCATCATGATCTCTGGAACCTGTTCTCCGGCAAGCTCTTTGCCGTCCCACAGCGCTAACTTTAGCTTACCAACCTTGCGCCATATGTCTACGAACTGGCCCTTAGCACCTAACTTGAACTCGTCGAAGTCATCGCCATAGTCCTTGTTCTTGTTCAGGAATAACTCCAGCACCTTCGGTAGCACGCCTAGCAATATGCGCTCCGCTTGGTGCGTTGGCGGGTTAGCCACCTCAATCGTAATCAACCCAAGCGTGTGGTGTACGTTATCCGGCTCACCCCAAGCACGTACACGTAATTCGCCACAGGGCAACGGGTCTGGCTCAATTTCTGGCATACCAGCTGCGTCAACACCAACCTGATGATATGTGCTTGGCATTGACAATTCTCGCATCACGTCAGCTTGACTGCTGTACGGTTCAAACTCATTCGGCACGTCCATATACTTCATGTGCCATTTTTCAAATTCAGCGTTAATTGCAGCAGTTGACCATCCATTCGTTCGGTAGCTACCTCTTAACGTGCGTAGATATTTGTCTAACTCCCAGAACCTTTGCTCTTCCAATGATTCTGGACCAAATTTACACACCCACTTCAGCAAGTCAACGTATTCGCCATCAAGCCAATACTTCTCGCGGTCTATCAACATGCCTTTAAAGGTTCCGTGCTGACCTGGTGATATCACATCTGCTCCAATCTCTTCTGTACATCGTGGAATGCGTCTGTTGTAAGCACTCCCTTTTGCCACTGCCCATATCGGCCTACGTGTAGCCACGTAGCATCCCAAGGCACGTTAAGGTCAGAAGCCTTGTAACGCAACGGCTTAACCAACTTACTAGGCTCCATACCAGTCATCGCGGTAATCTCAACATCACGCATCCACGCCGGCCATTCAACTGTCTTGTACCCAAACACATTTGATAGCCGGTTGTACGCAACGAAGTTACTGCCGTTACACTCAATCGTCATGTCGTCTATCTCATACGGCACGAATATCCCATGCTCAGGTGCGTCGCCGATAGCCCAACCCAACGAGTACACAAACTCGTCATCTTTAACTGCCCAGATATTGCGCGGCACGGTCGATATCACCAGATCGTACTTCTGAATACCCAAGTCACGCACCAGCACTAGCCACGGGTGTTCTTGGCTAAAGTCAGGTTTACCATCGACCAATCTGCTTGGTATGTCGTAGTTTTCGACTAACCCGCCGTACCTTAACCACAGCCGGTTGTACGCCTCACGTATGTCCCAGGCCGTGTGCTCTGTCTCGAAGTCTTCCGGCGCAGCTATACCGTCCCAGAACTTGCCGTGCGTCTTGCGCCGATACTCCTGCGCCGTACCGATATTCACGTACTGAACGGCTTTGCCTTCGTGCTCGGCTATGAGGTCTGGGATTGGCTCGTGGAGGTATTGTGAGCCGAATAGAAAGCTCTTGCGCTTCTTTGAGAATATGCGATATTCCGCACCAGCTAGCTCGCAGGCGTGCGCGGCTAGCAATCCTGTTGGGCCGCAACCTAGCACAGCAATCATGATATCTTTGCCCTCATCGCCGCTAGCCTGCGTTCAACTTCCCAGCCTTTAAAGCAGTACAAATCGTCTATCACCGCCGACAGGTGTCCACGTGTTACTTCTTGCTGCGCTTGAAGCGACTTGTACGCTAACTCCAAGAACGCCAAGTAATTTGGTCGCGGTCTGCGATTGTGTAATAGCTGGCGACGATCATCCCATCGTCGGTCGGCCAACATCGCCCAGAACGTCCTGATCTGATCTTCTGTTGCTAAGTCAAACGATCCCATTATTTCCTTCCTAGATCACAATGGAGGCATAGCCATCCGTGCTTCGTCCATACCATCAAACACCCACAAGGGCATTTCGGGTCACCAGTCATATTGGCTCCCAAGAAGTTTGGGTGGGGCCTTGGGTCGTCGGGCCTGTACCCCTGCGTGCGGTCTGCCGACGCAGTGCTAGCACCGCTTACGAATCAGAATGGCGGCTTACGACGAGAACCAGATTTGGCTGTCTCTTTGGCGTCTTGCTCCTCAGAGATGTCCTCCTCATCCTCATCGTCGTAATCTTCCTCCTCATCTTCTTCATATTCTTCATCTTCCTCATCTTCCAGCATGTCGTCATCGTCATCATCGGAATCTTCCTGCGACTCAACAACTTCGAGTGTCTGGGTTTGGTACGGGTAATAACCTGTGATCTCTGGGCGGTAATTCCCGTTGTTGTCAACGCCTGGGCGAGTGGTGATTTGAACCATCGTCTCACCTTCAGGTGAATTAATCGCTACGCGACCAATTTTGATGATGTGTTCTTCCTTCTCACCGCGCTTGTTCTCAACACGCCTATAGTCCGGCCCTTTGTCCTCATCCCAAAACACCGACTCTATGGCGTTTCTGGCACGCGGGCTGCCGTCCGTGAGAGCGTGGAGGAACGTGTTGACGAAACCCTGGGACGAATCTATGATGTTTAGACCGTCCCACACCGGGCAACCATGAAATTCTTCCTTACCCTTGAGGTTTGCTGTCTGAACCTCCAACAAGATACGGATGCGCGGCTTCCCTTGGTTACCGGAGCTGGTGGACTTAATGTGCGTGATTTCCATGCGCTTGATCTTGGCGGGCCAGCTACCCTTTGGCAAATCCGGCCCATCATAACCCAGCCCACCGGGCTTCGCGGGCGCAACACCTTTGCCCGTTATGCCCCACTTCATTTTAGGCATCTTCTTTATCACCTTCCTGTTCGGAGTCAGCGCCCACCTTGACGAGACTCATTGGGTTGTTATCCTTTTGGTTGTTACTGCGCTTGTTCGGTACTACCCGCCCAGGCACTGGCTGTTGTGGCCCTGCTTCTAAAAGCTCACGTAAAGCCTTCAGGTTGGCAATACCACCTTCGCGTATAACAGTTTTCGGCTCTAGACACCGTGTGCGATCTTTCGCCATAACGGTTTTGCTTCCGCGCCACTGGATTACGCGATATTCCTCATACACCGCATGACCATCTTCGTCAGTTCCGGTGCGCTTACGGACAACTCGCATGTTACCAAAGCTAGTCATCCAGCTTGCCGTGGCCTTAGCGTATTGCGTGCCCTTGCCCTGGAGCATTGGGATCACGACCTTGTCGCCTTCTTCGTTCTCATCCTCCATCTGGAGAGCGGTGTAGAGAACGTTGCACGGTAAAGCGTTGAATAGCTTGACGAATCGTCGGAACTTCTCGTAATACGGCACCCAATCCTGCAGCTGCGGAACGTCTGGGTCACGACCAGGATTGATCATAACAGCTTCGTCCAGAATATGCCGCATACACATCTGCTGCATTTCCGTAAGGCTATCTAGCACAACCCAATTGAATGGAATTGGGTCTTGCTCGGCTAGCCAGGCGTATGCGGCTTGGATGTCGGACCAGTTGTGTATCTTCCACTTCATGGCCGTCGATCCAAATCGCTTGGCGCTCAAGGTGCCGTTGTCTTCGGGCGCGATAAACAACACGTCATCGTCGCTACCCGCGAACACGGTCTTGCCTACGCCGCTATCAGCGTATATCATGAGGTTTACGTACTCATCCTCATCTTGTAACGAGATTATCTCGTCAGGAAATTTTGTCATTTCACACTTTCTGATCGTATGTCGCGAATATGTACGCCTGACTCTGCACGGCCTTTGTCCCATTTAACGCTAACGTAGCCGCTCCACAGACCTTCAATGATTGTGCCGTGACGACGGCTACCACCTATCTGTTCAACGCGGGTACCAACTTCTAGCCAGTCCAACTCTGGATACTTACTACTCACATGAACTCCTGTTCTTTGAAAGGCGCTTCATCCATTCGTATGATGTAGCGTTCGACTTCCTCAACCTTGTTGATAAGCCAATCAGCATCTACTCCCTTGATACGGTTCAATGCTTTTTGCCGTAGCACCCGAGATTTAAAGTGCCCCAACTCAATTAGGCCGCGGTCCTT